CAGGTCTGCCAGGATGCGCTCGGTCTGCTCTTGCAGGGCGCTGCGGATGGTGGCCTCGTCGCGCCCGGCCAGCTGGGGCGGCAGGATGCTGTGCCAGCGCTCCAGCTTTTGCCGCAGATCGGTGCCGGCCTGGGCAAAGGCGGCCACCACCTCGGTGTGCTCCATCAGCTGGCCGGCCTCTTTTTGAAACTGCGCGTGCTCACGCTCGGCAGCCCAGTATTCGCGCTTGGCCTTGGCGTCTTGAAAGTTGTATTCGCTGTAGCGTTCGGGGTTGTCTTCGGGCGGATCGGCGGGGGTGTTCGACGGTCGAACACCCGGGGTGGTAGGCGGCGTGGTGGCTGGCGTGGTGGCCGGGTCCTGGCGTTGGCTGGCGTGGTAGTCGGCCACGCCCTGCTTGCTGGGGTCTTTGGTGGCCTGGTAGCGGGCCAGGCTCTCAGCGATCAGCACCTGCTTGCCATCCGCCGCCATCACCAGGCGGCCGGCCTTGCGCAACTCGTAGGCGTAGGTGCGGGTTTTGCCGATGCGCTGGGCAAACTCGGGCAAGGTGCAGGTGGGGGCTGGGGTGGTCATTTTTAGCGCGCGCTGGCCAGGGCCTTGGCCAGCTCGGCGTCAAAGGCGGGCTCAAAGGTTTTGGCCACCACCTCGCGGCCCAGGCGGTCCAGATCCAGGAAACGGCGGTAGCTGACCGGGCGCACGTAGAGCAGCATGGGGCTGAGGGCGCTGCTGGTGCCGGTCTCAATGCGCTTGTAGACGCCGGGGTGGTGGCCAGACTTGTCGCCCGGCAGGGCCACAAAGTAGCCCACGGCCTTTTGCGCTTTGCCGGCGCCGGTGCGGCGGTAAACGCGCAGGTTGGTGCGTTGGTTGCCGAGCACGCCCAGCATCTCAGTAAGCGCGGCCTGGCGCATGTTGCCAAACTTGTCCAGCGGCATGCCGGCGCCTGGCGCGATGCTGAGGCCCGAGGGCAGCAGGCGGTGGCCGCGCAGCCAGCCCTCCAGCTTTTTGTACTTGCGCTGGCCGCCGGTGAACAGGTGGGCCAGGGCTTTGTCGTAGGGCAGCGCAGCGCCGGCGGTGTCGGTGCGCAGGCCCACGGCAGCGGTGAGCTTGTCTTTGCGGGCCTGCTCCACCTTGAAAGCGCGCAGGGTGTAGGCGGTGGCACCACCGGCAAAGGTGGCGGCCATGTCGGTCTTGAGCTTTGCGTTGATGGCATACGCCGTGGTGTTGAGGGCCCGGCTGGCGGCAAAGCTGGCCTGCTTGGCCTGGTTGCCCAGCTGAGCGCGCACGGCGTCAAGGCCTTGGATTTGGATGTTGACTTGCATGGGCTTGGTCCTTGGGTGGGCTCGGATCGGTTTAGCGGGCCTGTGGCGCGTTTGGGGGCAGGATGGCACCCAAGCCCTGGGCCAGCACGTCGGGCGGGCCGCTGAGGGTGACGCTTAAGGCCCGCAGGCCGGGGAACAGGGCCTGCGCCTGCAGGCTTTGCACCAGGCCGAGCAGCTCGGGCCAGCTTTTGACCAGCTGCTGGAATTGGGCGGCGTTGTGCTCGGTGCAGCGGATGGTGCGTTGGCCAGAGGCCGGGGCGTCCAGGTCGATAACTTGCAAGGGGGTGGCTTCCTTCATTTTTTCTTTCAAAAAAAGAGGGTGGTGGGGTTTGGGCGCGCGCGTGGGGCGGTGTGCGGCCTGGCTGTGCCGGGTGTGCCGGGTGCTGTGCCGGGTGTCTGCGCAAAATACGTATATGAATCAAGCGTGTGCCGGGTGTGCCGGGTGTGCCGGGTACATATACGCATGTGAGGGCGTGGGTGTGGTGGGGTGGTGGTGGCGCGGTTTTGCCGTGTGCGCACGTACGTAGGAGACCCGGCACACCCGGCACAAGAGTGAAACACCCGGCACACAGCCCGGCACAGGCCCGGCACACCCGGCACAGCAAAGGGGCGTTTAAGCCGCATCAGGTGAACCCCCCCAAGGTGGCCTTGTAGTCTTTGGCGGCGGTCTTGAAGACTTCGGTGCGCTCGCCCAGCCAGTCGGACTCGTGCACGGTGTCGGGCTTGCTGCTGCCGGTGGGCAGGTGCAGCACCCGGGCCGGGTTGCCGCTGCCGCCAATGCGCTTGCGCTCGACCCGGCCGCCGTGCTTGCGCTCCACCATGTTCATGAACTTGGGCTGGTTGAGGGCCTTGAGGCCCTGGCGGCGGCACCACTCGCCATACAGCTCATAAAAATCCTGGCTCAGGCAGGGGGTGAGCACGGCCGGGCGCTCTTTGGCCGGGAAGCCGTCAATGTCGCCGCCCTCAAAGGCCAGCACAAAGCGGCTGGGGCTGTCCAGGCTTTGGTCGATGAGCACGCGCTTGGCGTCGGTCATGGGCGGCTTGCTGGCGGGGCCAAAGTCGCCCAGGTCCAGGTGCAGCAGGTGGTGGTGCAGCGCCGCGCTGCCGCCGGCCACCAGCTCGGCCTTAAGGCTGGTGTAGAACTCAGCGCTTAGCTTCTCGGGCGTCCAGATCACCGCGTGGCGGCGGTCGTCGCTCTCCACAATGGTGGGCATGGCCTCGTTGCTGAGGAACACCAGGTTGACGTGGTTTCTCTCGTCATACGCGGCCATGTTTTTGGGGTTGATGCGGATCCACTCGCCGGTGATGAAGGCCTTGAGCTTGTTCTTGACGTGGTACAGGTCCGACCGGGCCACCACCTCGTCAGCGATCAAAAACAGCCGGCGGCTGGCCCAGTCGTTGAACTTGTCCTCGATGGCGCTCTGGTCAATGATGCGACCGTAGCGGCCATAGATGCCCATCACGGCCTCAAAAAACATGTTCTTGCCGGTGCCCTGGGGGCCGTGCACCACCAGGGTGGTTTGCATCTTGGCGCCAGGGTGCTGAATGGGGTAGGCCAGCCAGCGCAGCACCCACTGGTAGAGGGCCTCGGGCTGGCTGTCGCCGGCGCACATGTAGCGCAGCAGATCCAGCAAATAGTCGCAGCTGCCGGCCTGGGCGCTGGTGGGCCAGCCGGCCCACAGGTTGCAGTGGATGTTGGTGTCGGTACAGGCCGGGTCAAAGCCGACGTTGTCCAGCCGCACGATCTGCCGGTCGGGGTGGTCCGACCAGTCGCGGGCAATGTAGCGGCCCATGCAGATGTCTTTCATGTCAGACAGCGGCAGCAAGCAGTGCTCTTGGTGGTCAAACACGGTGCCGCTTTGGCCGTAGACCAGGGCGAAGCGCTCCAGCAGCTCGTCCACCGATTCCACCGGCTTCAGCGGTGCCAGCGCAGCCGACCCCGCCCCCCTGGGTGCTGCGGCCGCCACCCGTGTGGAGCGCCAGTTCAGAGCCGTGAGGCGGGCCTCGATCTGCACCCGCACCATGTGCAGGCCCTCCAGGGCGTGCAGGTCGTTGAAGTCTGTCAGCTTGCTGCCCGTGGCCTCATAGGCGGCCTGGCGCGCGGCCGGGTCGGCAAAGGCCGGGGCCACATAGGCGCCACCCACCTCCATGGCGGCCGCACTGGCGGCGGTCACGCCGGGGTTGCCCTCGCTCCAGGTGTCGTCGTCAGCGCAGATCAGCAGCTTGGCGGTCTTGTAACGGGTGCGCAGCACGGCGGCCACCGGGGCCAGGTTGCCAGCGTCAAAGGCCAGCGCCACCGGCAGGCCAGTGGCCTCAAACAGGCTGGCGGCTGTGGCGTAGCCCTCAGCCACCAGGATGACGGCCGCGCCGCCGGCCATGCCCAGCTGGTGGAAGCGGCCCTTTTTGATCAAGCCCTTAGGCCAGTATTCTTTGTCCAGCCGGCGCCGAGCGCCCTGCCCTGCCCCGGCCTGGACAGCGCCACGGCTGCGGATGACCTGCAGGCCGTGCACCTTGCCAGCCACGTCCAGCATGGGGATCAGCATCGAGCCGCTGGGCGAAAAGCGCACGCCGTGGGCGCCCACGCCCTTGCGCTGCAGGTAGTCGCAGTCGCCCTGCTCGGTGCACTGGCGCCAGGCGGCGCCGGCCTGGACGGCAGCCCGCTCGGCGTCAGCCTTGCGTGCCACCTCTGCCAGGCGCTTGTCTTCAGCCAGGCGCTTGCGCAGGCTGTCGCGCTGCTCCTGGCTCAGCTCAGTTTTGGCCAGCTCGACCTTGGTGGCGTTGTTGTCGGAGCCGCGCCACACGCCGTAGCTGCCCACGATCAGCTCGTTGCCGTTGGCCAGCCGCATCTCGTGCAGGTGGTACCAGCCCCGGCGCTCGGTCTCGCCCTGCACTTTGCAGCGGCGCAGGCGGCCCACCTCCAGGCTGTCCACCAGCAAACCAGCCGCCGTCAGCTGCGCCAGCACGTCATCGTAATTGCTACTCATGGCTGTGGATAACCTGTCAGTAAGTTTGGCGGCGACTGTTTACACACCAAACGCGGTGCGCATTACC